GCACGGCGCCCTCATTCAGCTACGGCGGCGGAACCATCTACGGGTTGACCAACTTCCCGCAGCGTCTGACGCAGGTCTTGACCTCGCCCGAAGACACGGGATGGACTCCGGCAGTGACGGTGAGAGAGGTTCTCGCAATGCGCCAAGCGAGCGAGAATCACTTCCACTACGGTCCGTGGATCCTCTACAACTCGCCCGCGTGGGATGAGTATTTGGATGACGACTACTCGACAGCGAAGGGTGACAATACCCTCCGGCAGCGTCTCGCAGCCATCCAGGGCATCGCCGCTACCAAGACAGCGGATTACCTCGGCACCGGCTTCTCGCTGATCCTCGTGCAGCAGACCACCGATGTCGTCCGCATGGTAATTGGGATGGACATCACTACCGTCCAGTGGGAGACGATGGGTGGAATGCGAATCCACTTCAAAGTCATGGCCATCATGGTTCCCCAGCTCAGGGCCGACATGAATGGCAATACGGGCCTCGTCCACGGCGCTGCGGCGTAAGATGAGGTGTTCATGATACGCCCACCCGTTCACGGCGGGTGGGCGTTTCTCAGATAATAGGTCATGAAATTCAAACTCAAAGAGGGCACCCACATCCAGGGGGGCAGAACCTACACGAAGGGACAGACTGTTGAGTCCGATCTTGATCTTACGACTCTTTTCAAAGAGAAGTTCGAGAAGATCCACGAGTCGGAACCTGTCGCACCCAAGCTCACTGAAGCCGATCCAAAGCCTCCAGCGGCTCCCGCCAAAAAGAAGAAAGCGAAGAAAGGCGAGGAGTGGGGCGACAATGATTGATGCCACGAACCACGTCAGAGCTGGTTGCCGGGATTATTGAGGTAGATGAGTCGATAACCCTCGACCCATTCATCTTAGCGGCATCGGCTTTGGTGGACGACATTGCCGAGAGGTCTGGGCACGACTCGGACAGACTTCAGCTCATTGAGACCTGGCTCGCTGCCCATTTCTACACTGTCCGCGATCCCCGGCCGACTTCCGAAAGGGCATCCACCATCGAGGTGAGATACCAAAGCGCGGTAGACTTGAACCTAGCAACCTCCCATTACGGGCAGATGGCGATGACTCTCGATACCAGTGGTCTACTGAGAGCCATCTCTGCTGGAAAGAGGAGACCGAGCGTCACATGGCTGGGGACCACTCCATAAACCTTTGGCTACCTGGGCCAGAGTGGGAGGGAGAGGACGCCTTTTTGATAGGCGGAGGACCCTCGCTTAAGGAGTTTGATTTCACCAAGCTCGCCGGGCTCAACACCATTGGTTGCAATGACGCATATCACCTGGGCACAGACATCATCCAGATTTGTCTCTTTTCAGATAGGATGTGGTGGGAGAGGAACAAGCACGCTCTTGAGCATTTCCACAACAGGGTCGTCACCAACTGTGCTTTCCTGCTCAACTACAACCTGCCGAACATCCTCAAGATGGATCGAGTTAGGGATGGGCTTGCCGGAGGGACTACGCTAGGGTGGAACTTCTCAACTGGAGCGAGTGCGATAGCCCTTGCTGTTCGTCTAAAGGCGAGTCGAATCTTCTTGCTTGGGTATGACTTGGGCAATGAAGGACAGAAGTCTCACTGGCACCACTACAACTCGAAGGTGATCAGAGAAGATTCATTTCAAGGGTTCATCAGGGGTTTTGAGAGAGTCAAGAAGGATCTGCCCGAGGATGTGCAAGTGTTCAACGTGACAAAAGGAACCTCTAGGTTGAAGTGCTTTCAGGAGATAACCTTCAAGGGATTGGACTCTGTGCTACCGGCTAAGGAGGTTGCATGATCGGCTTCCTCAAAAGACTGCGGAAGCAGAAGGCCGTCTGGTGGCAGCGAGGTTCACCAGACACTTATGGTGAATTCGCTTTCGCTGCGCCTGTTGAAATCAAATGCAGATGGGAAGACACTTCACAAGAGATTGTGGATATGAAAGGTCAGACCATCACCTCTCGATCACTCGTCTACGTGGACCGGGTGTTGGCAGTGGGTGATAAACTCTTGCGCGGTGAGCTCGACTCAAACTCTAGTATTGAAGATGCCTTCGAGATCCAGAAGTTTGACCAGCTCCCAGACTTTAGAAACAAAGCGGTTTTGCTGACGGCTTACCTATGATAAAGCAGAGAATTGGCAGTATTGATGGCCTGCGCGAATGCCTGCTGACCTTGCGCTTCTGCGGTAAGAAGATCGCAGATGATGTGGAAGAGGGTGTCAAACTAGCAGGATGGCGTCTTCGGGAAGAGAGCGCAAGTCTCGTGCCGGTAGAGACGGGGGCCTTGAAGGCTTCTGTCTATGCCAGGGTTGAAGGGACGGGATTTGCTACGAAGCTGGATGTAGGTTTCACCGCACCCTACGCGATGGCCGTTCATGAATCTGTTGGGATGGTTCTCAAAGGTCAACCTCGGCCGAGCGGGATCGGCAAGTATTGGGATCCCCAGCCTCCGGCCCAAGCCAAGTTTCTAGAAGAGCCTTCACGGCGCCTTGCACCAGAACTGATCAACATCGTCAGGGATCGCGCTCTTCTCAACTGGAACCCACCATCCTTCAAATGAACGCTCCCTCCTTAGCAATCTACCAACTACTGCTCGACGCAGAGCTAGTTGACGGTTGGGGTCTCTTCATGGGGTTCTTGCCCGATGAACCTGATACAGCCGTCTGTGTTTATGACACAGCAGGCATGCTGGACGGGCGGATGATGCGGACAGGTGAAAAGATTGAGCACCCTGGAATTCAGATCCGCGTGCGAGGTCCCGTCTACAAGGACGCGTGGACGAAGGCAAACCTCATCGCCTTAGCACTCGACACGGTGCAGAAAAATGTTGTAACCACTGAAGAGGAGTCCTACATTGTCCACAATGTCTCACGGACGGGGGCCATCATCCCGGTGGGAGTTGAAGATGCCGGGCGGGTAAGGCGCCACCATTTTACGATGAATATGATCTTGACTCTCCAAAGACTTGGTGAACCCTTCAACATAGATTTGGGTGGTCAAGGTGGTAGTCTTCTCTTGTCCGGCCAATGAACCCCTAACCGAAGAAAGGAAACATGGATCCAAATCAAATCAGACTTGACGACGGATTTGCTACAATCATCACGTTCTCGAACCTCCCGTCTGTGAAACTCTTTGAGAAAGAGATCACACCTCCTGGGATGACCGCCGGCGGTGCTATCGACACCACCACCATGCGGAATACGACGTGGCGAACGATGTCGCCACGGAACCTGAAGTCGCTCACCCCCGTCACCGCGACGGTGGCCTACGCGACCGAAGCCATTCCAGAATTGATGAGCCAGGTGGGCATCAATCAGGAATGCACCATCACCTTCCCAGACGCGTCTTTCATCGTCTTCTGGGGATGGATTGAATCATTCACACCGGGCGCGATGTCCGAAGGTGAGCAGCCGACTGCCACCATCACCATCCAGCCGGGCAACGTCGATGGTGACGGAGCCGAGACGGCGCCGGTTTACCATTCGAACGTCGACACCTAATCTGTAACCCATTTGCCGTATGGAAGAAACCATTCAGTTAGATCTGTCGTCGAGGGTGATCCCCATCGTTCTTAAGAACGGTGAGGGAGAAGCCAAAACCTACGAACTCCGAGAGATGTCCAGCCTGATGAGAGATCAGTTCTTGGACAAGCTCTCGGCGAGGACGAGGATGGACGCCCAGGGCCGTCCTATTGGCATCCAGAAGTTTGAGGGTCTTCAAGCTGACCTTTTGAGTCGCTGTCTCTTCCACGATGGCAAGCTGGTAACCTCTCAAGACATTCAAAGCTGGCCCTCTTCGGTGGTATCGAAGCTCTACGCGAAGGCTCAAGAGGTTAATCACCTGAGCGAGGTAGAGGCGCAGAAGGTCGCTGACGAAGCAAAAAAAGACTGAGAGGTGAGAGGCTGGCATGGTTTGAGGTTGCCTCTCACCTCAGAGTTCCAGTCCGAGAATTGATGGGCCGGTTGTCCTACACAGAGTTCGTAGAGTGGATTGAATATCTGGCCCTCGTTAACCGCAGGAATGAAAAACGTGATCTCTATCTCGCTCAGATTGCTGCCGAAGTCAGGCGAGGATACGTTAAACACCCTGGGAAGGTGAAAGCTGAAGATTTCCTTCTTGGTGAGAAACCTAAGCAGGAGCGGTCGGCAGATTCAAAGAAGATGTGGTTTGCTGCTCTTGGTATAGATCCGAAGAAGAATTGACTTTATGATAAGAGGTGGAGGAATCATTCCGTTAGGGACTCTCTACGTCCGCCTTGCTGTTGATCCGGTCGCCTTTGTCAGCGGCATGCTAGAAGCTGAACGAGGTATGACCTCTTCAGTAGACGCCATGCTGCGCCAGGCAAGGCTCTTGTCGATAGGAGTGACTGCCGCCTTTGCGGCGGTAGGGGCTGCGGCAGTGGCTGAATTCGCCAAGTTTAACAAGGCGATGACGGAATCCACCGCTATCATGGGGGATTTGAGTCGCAGGACCAGACAGGACATGGAGGATCTGGCTTTGACTCTTTCTACTGAGGGAGTCAAGTCGGCTGAAGAACTCGCCAAATCTTACTACTACCTTGCATCGGCCGGTTTGAGTGCTAATCAGACGATGGTGGCTATGCCGGTGGCGATGAAGTTTGCCACCGCAGGTGCTTTTGAGATGGAGAAGGCAACTCAGCTTCTGGTCTCCGCGCAGGCTGCTTTGGGGTTGAAGACGGAAGACACGACCCAGTTCATGAAGAACATGGTTCGTATCAGCGACGTGCTGGTGAAAGCAGATATCATCGCTCAAGGTTCAGTTGAGCAATTCGCAGAAGCTTTGACAAATAAAGCAGCCGCAGCCTTGAGGATGGCCAACAAGGACGTTGAAGAGGGTGTCGCTGTGTTAGCAGCTTTCGCCGACCAGGGCTTGCGGGGTGAGGCGGCTGGTGAAGCTTTGAATATCGTTCTTCGTGACCTCCAGAGAACAGCAATCACCAACAGGAAGGCCTTTCAGGACCTAGGGGTTGAAGTCTACGACAGTGCGGGGAACATGAGGAACATGGCCGACATCCTGAAGGACTTTGAGAAACTGATGGGAGGGGCCTCGGTAGAATTGAGGAGAACTGCCTTCCAGATGCTTGGGTTCCATGATCGGTCTCTTTCAGCCTTGCTGACGTTGATTGGGTTCTCTGATAAGGTTCGTGAATTTGAGGCTTCGCTTCGCAAGGCAGGTGGAACCACAGAGGACGTCACCAAGCGACAGTTAGAAGCCTTTACTAACCAGTGGGTGATTACTCTTCACCAACTACAGGCTTTTCTTATCTTGCTGGGTGGGAGCTTGGCTCCTGCTTTGAAGGAACTCAACGAGAACATACGGGATGTCATAAAGTGGCTTCAAGATGTTCAGAAGGAATCAGGAGCGATTACTGCCATCTTGATGACGATGATTGACATCATCAAGTATCTCGTTTTTGGGCTTGGTGCCTTAATTACGGTTTTGAAGTCTCTCGGAATCGTGTTGAACGTTCTGGTCAACAGGGACTTGGCACAGTTGGAAGTGGCCATTGTGACCATGGTCAAACTCTTTAAGATTTGGTGGGATTCAATTGATTCAATTGAGAAGGGTCTGTTCGCGTTGGCGGGTGTAGCCAAAGGGGCAGGTGACGTGCTAGATGCTTTGTCGAATCGAGACTTTGGCAAAGCGGCTGGAGCCTTCCTCAAGATGCAGGTAGAGAGGGCGAATGCTGTCAGGAACGCCATCAAAACCATCAAAGATGGAGTGAAGGATTCTCTCGATGTCATTGACGAATCGGAGAAGAAGCTGGGCGATATTCATAAGAAGTTCGTGAAAGAAAGTCAAGAAGGGGTGTTTGAATTGTTAGGTGTTTGGGGTGGGTTCTTGAAGTTTGCCATCGCCCTCTTCCCTTCATTAGATCCTGGACTTCAGAATGCGAAGAAGTCGGTTGACAATATCACCAATAGCACGAATGCTCTTGCCGATTCCTTGAAGAAAGTCGCCGATAATGCAGACGAGGGAGCCAAGAAGATCATCATGATGGATCAGTCTCAGAGGGTTCAAGAACTGATGAAGCTCTTGGGCAAGCCTCCGAGTTCTGAACTGTTCACCCGCCGAGAGGCGGCCTTCATGAAGGATGTTTCGGCAGACGAGCTCATAAACCAGATGAAGAGAGGGCAGCAGGG